ACAACAAAGGTTATTACAACAAGCTATCTCCGAGTCAGGCGGTGGCAGTCCTGCAGTTGGTGACTCAACCAACATTCCAGGAGGTGTTGAGCCTCTTCAACTCCCGCTTGGAAACATCAAGGGATCGTCTTGAAAAAGCAAAGACTGAAGAAGAATTTAGAATTGAACAAGGAAGAATACAAGAAATTAGGTTCTTACTTGAATTGGAACATACTGCGAGAGCGGTACATAAGGCGGCTCAAAACCCCAATTAGGGATACCTTTGAGCTTAATTTTAATAAATGTGGATACTCGTATAACGACCCACAAGGAGTTAGCTAGTTTATGGCTACTAGAAATGATCCAGTACAACTGGAGAAAGAAGCAGATGAAGCGCTTGAGCGCATAATGGCAGCAGAAGGGTTACCCGAATCTGAGGCGGAGGAATTAATTACTCCACAAGCAACAGACGAAGATAATAATCAAGAGCTGGCAGATGGCGTTGAAGACTCACCCTCAGAGTCAGAGGACACAGAGATTGATGCGGAAACAGTGGATGCTAAAGCAGAATCAGTTGGGGAAACTGAAAACACTTTAGAAGAATCTGTGGAAGCTGAAACATCAGCTATCGAGACTCCTGAAGAAACAGACAAGGATGGTCAGTCTGTGGACGCAGAAAAACTTGCCCAAGAACGGATAAAAAACGCTCAGGCAAGAATGACAAAAGCAACTCAAGAAGCGGCTGAACTCAGACGTGAGAATGATGAAATCAAAAAGCAACTTAATGAGTTAAAAGACACGATTAGGAGTGAGCAAACTTTGCAAAGCAATGCTGCACTTGACGATCTAAAAAAAGACTACCCTGAATTGGCTAGTCCTTTGATAGATAAGATAGCGCAACTTGAAGCACAGATTACTCAAAGCACTTCCGAATTTAAAGAAGACAGTATGCAAAAAGAGCTTCAAGATCACTTTGCAAATATTAGGGCTAAACACCCCGATATAGACAGTCTGACTGATTCCGAAGACTTTCAAGGATGGTTAGAGCGCCAAACACCCGTTTGGAAGCGAATCTCCAAGGAAGGATCTTCAGATGAAGTCGTCAGTCTACTGGACAAATATAAAACGGAAATGGGTCTAGTGGTAGAGCCATCAGAGACAAAGGAGCAAAAGGTAGCGCGGGCAAAGATTAAAGCTGAGCCTAAATTACCGAAGGCAAGAGAGTCTCAATTAAAGGGCGCAAACAAAAAAATCTGGACTAGAAGTGAAATAGGTTCTCTGTCAATGGAAGACTTTGCTAAAAACGAAGAAGACATTGATAAAGCCTACGCTGAAGGAAGGATTCAATAGTTTGCATATAGTTCATAAACTTAAATAAAGGTGTAAATTATGGCAGCATTCCCATCCGCTGGCGCAAATTCCGCAGCTAATTTTATTTCTGAAGTTTTCAGTAAAAAATTACAAGCGAAATTCTATGCCAATACGGTACTACCACAAGTTAGCAACACTGACTACGAAGGTGAAATATCAGGTCAAGGTAATAAAGTTATTATCAGAACCGTTCCTGATGTCACTGTAGCTGACTACACAGGTACTATCTCGTATGCCGATTTAACCACTACTAAAGTTGAACTGAATATAGACAAAGCAAAGAGCTATGCGTTTAAAGTAGACGATGTTGTGAAAGCACAAAGTAATTTCGATTACTGGAATGCCGCTGCACAAGACGCTGCTGAATCCATGAAACTTGCCGTTGAAACTGACGTGTTTACAAACATAGTCAGCACATTTACACCTGCGGTTGTAGATGCTACTTCAACAACGAGTGCAAATATTCTTGGAAAAATCTTAGATGCAGGACAGACGCTTGACGAAAATAACATCCCAGAGACAGGAAGATTTATCATCCTTTCTCCGCAGTATGTGAATTTACTCAAACAATCTGATCTTAAAGATGCCTCTTTAGCTGGTGACGGGACTTCCATGCTTAGAAATGGTCGTGTTGGCATGATTGACAGATTTACGGTTTACATGAGTAATAACTTACTCAAACCTGCTTCTGGATCAGATGCTAATAAGACTCATACTATTTATGGTCATCCTAAAGCCATGAGCTTTGCTTCTCAGTTCACGAACACAGAATCTGTAAGAATGGAAACTTCTTTCGGTGATGGTGTTAGAGGCTTGAAAGTCTACGGTTACAAAACCGTAGTACCGACAGCTGGTGGTGTGATTAAGTTCAGCGTCTAGTATTAGATAGTTAAAGTAGAACCCCTTGCAGGGTTTATAACTCAACTGCAACGGAGAGAGGTATACCCCGATACGCTCTCTCACTTTTTTTTTAAACCATAATTGGGGAATGAAATTATTTATACAAACTCCACATGGTTTTCGTCATTTAGGCGATCTTGATGAAGACGGTTTTTTTGAACCATCTGTCGAGTTTGAAGAAGTAAATCCACATGAAGTATCTATACCTATGAGTGATAGTGAGATACATCCAGATTCCTTAATGGAGTTATTAGGATTACTTCCAATAGATAATAAAACCATACATTAAAGGTAAATATGGCTACGGTAAAAGTAATAGATTTAATAGATAGAGCAGAAACTGTGTTGCAAGACACAACTAATACGCGTTGGGCGCAAGCTGAACTATTAGGTTATTTAAATGATGCACAAAGAGAAATTGTCATGCAACGTCCTGATGCAAAAGTAACGAATGCAACTTTTACTTGTGCGGCTTCAAGCAAACAAACTTTGCCAGCAGGCGCTTTAAGATTAATAGACGTTATAAGAAACGCTACCGGAAAGGCCGTTACGCAAATTGATAGAAAGGTATTGGACGTACAAAACCCTTCTTGGCACATAGGATCTGGAAATACAACAGTTGAACATTTTATGTATGACCCAACCGATCCAAAGAATTTTTATGTTTATCCTGTACCTACAAATTCAGTACAAATAAACATAGCGTTTAGTGAATCTACTACTGACATTACTATTGCTAATTACGCAACCAGTACAGACACCATAGGCTTAGATGATACTTACGCAAATGCTATTTTAGATTACATGCTTTACAGGTCTTATCAAAAAGATTCTGACTTTGCTGGCAATATGCAAAAAGTAGCAACTCATTATCAATCCTTTGCTAATTCTATAGGGCTAAAAACTAGAGCTGATTTAGTTATTACGCCTCAAGCAAATGAAATGAGATCAGGAATACAGGCGGTTTAGATGGCAAATATAAAATACACAGACTTAGCTTACTTGGTGCAATCAGAACTTCCTGGGTGTCCGTTGTTTGTTATAGAAAGAGCCATGCGTGAAACCGCAATAGATTTTTTTACAAAAACAGACATACACATTCAAGAATTAGAAGAGGTATTAACAATATCAGGAGAAAAAGAATACGATTTAAGCGCACCGCAAGGATCAGACATAAACCATGTGGTTGATGTATTTAGAAATCAGACTCCAGCAAGTAGTTCATACACACCTTTAACAGCAGTAACCATTACTGATTATTACCAAAAACAAGGAAGCGGCAGTCCTCAGTATTACACCATGACAGACAACGATACAATATTGTTAGCCCCTACCCCTTCGACTTCAGAAACGCTTTACGTACTTTATTCCTTAAAGCCCTCACAAACCTCAAGTTCGTTAAATAAGGGTATTGCTAACAGGAACGCAGAATTATTAGCACACGGCACGTTATATCGCTTACAGATGATGCCTGAACAAGCTTGGTCTAATCCAGCATCAGCTGCTAATAACAAAACGCTTTATGACAAACAAATGGGTGATGCCATTCGTAAAGTTAAATATGGTTGGGCAGGTGCAGCGATGACCGCCACTTACAAAAATTTTGAGACAGGATTTTAATTATGGCTTATTCAGACACAATTAATTTAGTCAAAGACGATACAGCACCTGTATTGACAGTAACACTTAAGGATTCCAATGAAGCCGCTACAGGTCTAACACTTGACCCCGACAATGCAGCTACTTGGAAACCTATAGATCTAACTGGTGCTACTGTGCAGATGTTTTTTAGACAGTTAGGTTCTACAATTATTAAAGATACGATTACTGGGGCTATTACGGACGCTACAGGCGGTGAATGTACTTTAGGCTGGAATACTGCTTCTTTAGATACTGCAGGAACTTATGAAGGTGAAATACAAGTAACCTTAAGTTCAGGAAAAATACAGACTGTCTTTGACAAAATTAAATTTAAAGTCAGGGCTGACTTTTAGGACGGGCAGTGGCTTTACGAGCTATTGTCAAAGTATCTGGTTCTTCTACCAGTGCGAATCAATTAGAAAACGGATTAACAGCTGGCTTATCTGTAACCAGTTTTAAAACTAGCTTTGCTTATGTAAACGCTAAAAGCAATTTAACTTTTGCCAATATTATTGCTTCTGTTGTTACAGACTCAGACAGTAAGCATCAATGGTTCTATGATCAATATGCTTTTGCAGATAATCTCACCATACATTTAACTGTAGTTAAGACAGATACCTTTGTATTTACAGATAGCGAAACTTTTAGTTTTAATAAAGGTTTATTAGATACCCCTACTCTGACAGAAAATTTAGCTAGAGCTACAGGCAAGGTTTTAGCCGATAGCCAGTCTTTATCTGATTTGCACAGTATAGGTTTTAGCAGACCTGTAGGATCTACAACCGATGGGTTTACAGACACAGTATCTTTGCATCCGCAATTAAACAGAAGCGATAGTTTCTCTCACACCGATACAGTTGCATTATCTCCTACCAAAGGACTATCTGACACTTTTTCTGTGGCAGAAACCCTTGCAAGAACTGTGTCATATAACTTGGCGCGTTCTGATAGTTTCACTTTAGATGATGTCTTTAGTGGAATGGGAGTTGGGGTTAATAAAGGTAATATCTTTAATTTTTCTGACTCCGCTGTATTTGCAACAGCAAAAGTGTTTTCGGACACGCAAAGTATGGCAGAAAGTATTGCGCTTTCTTTTAGCCTAGTTAAAACAGATAGTTTGTCTATTACTGATAGTGCAAATGTTCTTTACATACCAGGCTCACAAGGACGCTTCAATGCCTTTGCTTTTAATGAAATAACTCTAAATGGGTAACTCAATGATAAAAGACGATGGTTTAAAAATGAAGGGTCGCCTTCAAATATCTCTTAATGACAAAGTAGTACAAGATATAGACAACTTAGTTGTGACCGCTGGTAAAGAGTTTGTGGCTTCAAGAATGAAAGGCACAAGCGCTAGTGTAATGTCGCACATGGGAGTCGGAACAGGTACAACTGCCGCAGCAGCGGGTCAAACGACTCTTGTTACTGAAGTAGATAGAAATGCTATTGATTCCACAGGTGGATCAGGTGCAAATGTAATCTACACAGCTACATGGGCTGCTGGGGATGGAACGGGCGCTTTAACTGAAGCAGGTATGTTTAATGCCTCTTCAGGCGGATCAATGCTGTGTCGCACAGTATTTTCTGTTGTAAATAAAGGTGCATCTGACTCTATGACAATA